GGCTCCCCCTCGGGACTTCCATCCCTCCCGACCTAGTTTTCAAGAAATTGTTAACAGGGAATATTCTGGGCGTGGTTGACAATAATGGCTCTGTGGAGGTTAAGCACGACTGCTCAACCCGTGAAGGCAGTTGTGGCACACTGATAGGTTTTGGAGACAAAATCGTCGGTATGCATGACCATACGCAGGGTGGTGTGAACACGTGTATCGCGATGCCACCAGAGTTGCTAGAGTTTTTTCGTGGAGGAAAGAAAACACAGAAGTTCGCTGAGTGTGATGCTTCCGTGGCAACTCCCGGAAGCGAGGTCACTCGAGAAGATCCCATATCCGATCCGAAGCAAGCTGGGAAATCTAGTCGTCTGGGGCGAAGAGCACGTAACCGTAATCGAAGAAGCACCAGTTGTGAAGGGAAAGCAGGCCTGGCTGCCGGTGGTGGGTGTGGGCAGTTGTCCGTACCAGCCGACAAAACTGGAGCAGGCGGGTCTGTGGTCGTGGCCGGGAAGCCCTGAGGAATTTCCTGCGCCGCTTGACAATATATCCCTTTTTAACGGTGTAAATAAATTTGATCATGGACAAAGTGCTATTAGTCTAGATGAGTATGATTATCTTTTTTATAATTTGTGTCTTGTTTTTGGCCCCTATTTAGTAGGTATGTGCCCAGTTCTTGACCCTGATTTAGCTGCTCAGTGGCTCGTCGGAGCGGCATCGCCTGGTCATCCTTACACTCAACTTTATGGACCAACGAAATCAACGGTACTTAAGAAATTGAGTCCTGCTGACTTGGAGGAACATTTTAACGAGTGTAATCAAGTATTTCAAAGCAAGCTTAAAGATGAATTAAGGCCAGTTGGGAAAGACTCACGTCTTTTCCGCATAGGAAGTATAGCGCACACTTTAAAAGGTGTAGAGCTGTTTGGCCCCATGAATTTGGCCTTGATGGTATCTAGAGTGGACACAGCCTACTCTTTAGGTCTCGAGTGCCCCGGAAGGGAGTCCCTTGATCTGTGGAGACAGTGCGTGTCCTTTTCGGACAATTGGCTTAGTGGTGATGGAAATCAACACGATGCTCATTTTCCGTTAGTTTTTGCTGAGATACTGTGTGATTTTAGGAAGCATTATTTACCTGCATGGTGCCACAATGCCGTGCAGAGGTACTATGACCAGGCGTATTGTGGGTGGACCAATGTTAAAGGGCACTTGGTTCACATAGAAGCTAATCCGTCAGGACAATTTTTGACCTCTAGTGATAATACGCTGTGCACCATTCTTTGGGTTTGGTTGACTCTTAGGAGGAAGCGAATCCAGCAAAAGGATGTGTGGTTTAAAGTTGTCGGAGATGATATACTGATCAGTACGCGAGATCGTGACCTGAATCGTCAGGCTCTGCAAGAGGTAGCCCGTTCTATAGGAATGAGGTGGTCTTTTGTTAGTGAGAATTTTTCAAAGTTCTCTGATCTTACCTTTGTAGGAACTCATCCAGTTCTTATTAGTGGTTGCGTGTGTTGTTCAGGTTCCTCCGGATTAGTTGATCATTTAAGGTGGAAAACCAAGAATCAAAAGCCAATAGATTTCTTGGGTAAAATATG